ATCAAAAGGGGTCTTTGTTGATACACCAGCTCTATTACCACCTATTTGACCATGTGTTGATTCTTCAATATTTGATTTTGATAAAACATCTTTTAATTCTCTTGGTAAATCTTCCCAAGTCTTTGTTAAGAATCTTGGACTAAAAGCATGGGCTTTTTGTAATTCAATAGTTCTTTCTTCCATAGTCATATCATTCCATGTCTTATTAGTTAAAATATCTTTAATGAAAAATGTATCATTTATATGAATCTCATCAATATTACCATCACCTTTCAAAACTGAGACATATGCGTTGCTCATTTTGACAACAATACCACGACCTTCAGAACCATTTACATAATAGTGAATGTTATCTCCTATTCGTGTGTTAGTAATCTTATTTAAGTCGTTCATACCTATTCAGTTTTACCATTTCTTTCTATATAAGGTTTATTGCCTTCACGTTTTTCGTCTTCTTTACTTTCCATTGAAAAGTCGTCTTCTGTTGTTTGTAATACTTTAGGGTCTTCCATGCCTGTTTCATGTGGATTACCATATCTTGCATCACCTTGACCTTGATCTTTCTCTAGCCATGCTTTCCAAGTTGGTTTAACAAGGTGTTTCGGTGTAGGTGGTCGTACTTTACCTTCTGTTATAGCTCTTTTTTCATTTAATTTAGTTGCATTGGTTTTATCTTCTTTTGTTTCCTCATATTTTATTAACCATGATTCCCATGATTTTACAATTTTACCTTTTTTATCTCTTCGTTTTCTGTCAAACTGTCTTATCTGTCGTGCTAAATCTGATAATTCTGGGGTTTTTGATGATTCTGGGACATCTTCTTGTGGTGGTAGTGTTGGTTTATTTTTCTTATCATTTTGTGTTTCTTGTTCTCTTTTAATGTTAGCTATTGCTCTTCTTGTACCTTCTAATGTAATTTTACCTGTACCACGAACTTTACCACTACCCTCATTAAATCGTTTCTGTCCACCTGTTCTTCCTCCACCAATAGTTGCTGAACCTGAATTTGTAGTAAGTTTTCTTTGTGTTTTTTGACCACCTGATTCTGGGATTTCTTTACCACCTAGACTACCACCTGTTTCACTATTATTGTACATATTAAATGCTTGATGACCACCTGTACCTGTGTGTACACTATCAGTTTCACCTAAAGGCGTTTTACCTAAAACTTCACCATGATCACCACTTCTTGCGAATTTTAATCCAGCTTCACTTTGTTGTTTTTTTTCACCAGCACCACCTCTATGATTTATTCCTTTTTTCAACTTTTTAATTTTTTCACCCAATGCTCTTTGTTGTATTGGTTTGTCTATTTGTGTTTGATAATTGTTTTCTTTATTTGGTGAACGTGGTATTCTATTTTGTGGTACTTTTTTAGTTGATTTATACATATCTGAGGAAGCATATCTTTTTGCTTCATCTAAAACTTTTTTTCCACCTTCTGTTAGTTTTGGTTTTTCCAATGGGTGATCTTTTTCATAATTACTATTTATTCTATCTTTCACATTACCTAATTTTCGTTTTATACCTTCAAATTTTTTCTCAATTTCTTCCAATTCACCATTTGTTAATTCTTCTAAATCTTCTTCCTCATCCATAGCTTGTTCTTTTTCTTCTGATTTTACTTTAGTCCATGTAAGCCCACCACCACTTTCTCGTTTAGATCTTGAAGAATCTCTTGGTGTTCTACCACCACTACTACCTGCTGGTGGTGTTGGACTACCTGATATTGTGTTACCTGAAAATTGAGAAAGTAAATCTTTTCCTTCTCTTTTTAAACCCCTTAATTTATCTTCCAATGTGGATTGACTACCTTCAGCACTCCTTGGTGGACTGAAATACCTCTTAGCACCTCTTGATGGTTTTATTTTTGATTTACTATGAGCAATATTACCCATATCCATTCTAGTTTGTTTTTTCTCATCTTCCAATTCATATTGTCTTATAGTTTTAAATACCATGAATTAACAACCTCATTATATTATATAAAGATTTTACCCAAATATTGCTTTTCGTAATCCATCAGTCATGTCCATAACGTGCCAACCACCACCAGCATTTATAGCTTTACAAGCCAGAACTAAACTGTCAGGATAATCATCATGTTCATCAGAACGTATTTTCATAATACCTGTTTCAGTATATTCTCTTCTCAAATATGATAATTGATACACTAATTTGTTTATATCCTTGAGTTTTATACGATGATTTTCAAATAATAGTCTTAAATTCTTATACATTTCTGCTTTTTCTTGTACAGAAAATATTACACCCCTCATAGGCAATCCATTGGAACGACCTAAATCAACAAGCCCACCACCTAAGCCTGTCTCATCCACAAATACTGTTTCTATTCTATATTGTGCAACTAAGTCACCCACTCTACCAGCAACATCTACTACATTAGATTGTGCTTCAGCTTCAGCGCTTTCTACAAACACATTGTCTTCTTCATCTACCCCTATTAACGTATAAACTGTCTCATCCATACCAGTTCGTGCAATATCAACACCCATGTAATACCTCAATCTTCCCTTTGGCATTTTATCAGATATGGCTTCCATGATAAGTGAATTTGGTATAAGGGAATTACCTATATCTAGGAATTCACCCTCAACTTCTTGCACATACTCTTCCTTAGTTAATCTTTTAATCTCTTCAATAAATGTAGGATCTTCTTGAATTAATGGGTTTTCAAGTGATTTAACGTGAAATTCTCTCCACATTCCATCAGGGTTCTTGGGTTTTGAATTCATACAAGCTTCATAGAAATAACCTGATTTACTGAAAGGTGTTGATGTTAACCACACCCTAGCTTGAGTAGCCATACCAGAAGGTAGAAAAGCCCTTAAGATTGATGTTTTAATGAAAGAACACTCGTCAGCTATAATTACGTGTGGTGAATATCCCCTCAATGTCGTACCTGTTTCACCTGTTGCTCTAGTAATTATTTTACTCATACCTGTGTTATCAAGATATCTTACCCACATTTCAGATTGTGTGTTCCTTACAATATATCCTTTCAGAAACTCATTATTTACTATCAAACTTCTTATTCTGTCGAACATGATTGTAGCCTGATTTTGAGTTGGAGCTGCAATTACTATTGTACATTCATCTTTCACTGTTTTTAACATAAGTGGAGCAAAGAAAGCAAAATGTATAGCTTTTACTGCTGTACTCATTGTTTTTCCTACTTGCCTACCACTACGATATACTATGAAACGATCATTACAATCTACATATCTTTTATTATAATCAAACACATCATGCCCAAGAAACACCTCACTAAATTTACTAGGTGAACTCGCACAGTCAGATATGGTTTGCTGAAAATCTTGTCTTTCTTTCAGTTCTTCTGTTGTAGGTCTAGCCATTTTATCCACTTTTCTGTGATTTTATCTGTCTAAATATATTAGATATATCACCCTCTTTATTGAACTCTTTTTGCTCAGTTACGGTTATTTTACTGTTTAAATCATTAATTGATTTTACAATTTCTAATAAAGTTTTAATCTCAGATTTTGTGTTTCTATCTGGTATATTACCATCCATTTTTGCCTGTGTTAGTGCCATAAGAACATTTTCAAATGATATTTTTGCTATCATGTCAATCATAGCTTTTAAATCTTCTGGGTTTCTTGTATCTAACTCATTAATGAATTTTAGGAAATCCTCTCTAATAGCACAAACAGCCCCCTCTTCATATTTAGGACATTTACCATTGCCACCAGCTTCTATGGATTTATAGACACATTGATCACATAATGCTGGAATATTTGCTGCTTTGAAATGCTTAGCTGAGTTAAAAGGACTGATTGTTTTTCTCTTATCTTCAACCACTATGTTTTTATTTCCAATAGGCTTTATTTTGAAGATTTCACTGTCTTTATCCATTATATAACATTAAATTATTCGCTTTTAAAGTTTGTTATTCTCCGACAAGTTTGTGACATAAACATTCACATTTTAGACTAAATTGAACAACTTTACAATTATAGTGTGAGTGTGTTATACATTCAGGTGAAATGTGTTTTATTCTGGATCTGTCCATTTCTCTCTATTGTCTTCAAAGCATTTTGAAGCAAATGGGCAAAACCCATCACAAAGATAGTTTTTAGTTCTTTCAGGTAAAATTTCTTCAGTTAATGATGTTTTTATTATGTTGGATTTTTCAATCATATCAACTAAAGTTTCTTCTATTGGTCTTAGTTTAAAAGAAATTACTACTGGCTTGTCTCTTTTTTCTTTATCAATGGTATTTGAGATATATATAACAGAACCGAATTCTGCATCTATATCATAACACTTCTTTAATAATACTCTATATCTGTTAATTTGATCTCTATGTGATTCACTTACTTTTGAGGTTGCTCTACTAAAATAGTCGATTGAACCTGTTGTTTTTTTATCAGCTATTACCCACTTGCCACCTATTTTGAGTAGATCATCTATACTTCCATAAATGATGTCTAATTGTCTTGGGTCGTCAAGTGGTATTTTTAGTGATTGTTCTCTTGTTAATGGTTCATCTCTGACATAATCATATGCTAAAAATTTTTCATGATGTTCATCTTTTGCAATCTGTGAATTTGAATGTACGATCTGACCAAAATAAAGCGATTTCATATCTTCTGTTGATGAACTTTTAGATGGCAATACTTTATTATAAACTACGTTTCTCATACAAGGTTTAATTATATCTGAAACGTGTATTTGCCCAAGTCTTTCAGTTTTCATGGCTTCCATTTGAGATCTTCTAAATTCGAAATAAATATCATTATTAATATCTTCTAGCTTTAGCATAAAGACATTAAGTGAGTGCCTTATATAAGTCTATCTAATAACTTCCAATGTTTGTGCAATCGCAACCTTCTGCATCACAGATTGTATTACCCTCATGATCTTTTTGAGAGTGACCACATTCTGCACAAGTTCCACTTGCAACTATTTTTATATCTGCCATTAATATGATTCCTCAATTACAAAGTTAAAAGTTTTCGTCTGTTCTGATATGACACCACTAGAGTCTTTTAACTCTACTTCGCCTGACCAATTACCAGCATTTGCTATGACTGTATCGGCTGTTACTAGAGTATAACTGATAATCCCACTGGATCTAGTGGTATAAACTATATTTCCATTAATAAGAAGAGTTCCATCAGGCTTCCAAACCTTCCATTTACCTGTTGAATATGTTACAGTATTTGATAGATTTTTAGCTGTTCCACCGTCATCTGTAATAGTTAATTGTAATGTAATCAAGCTACCAGCTTTTACTCTAAATTCTGTCGATCTTCCTACCATATTCATGCTCATCTAATTTCCACCTTCAATACTCTCTTCTGTGTCTCCACTACTTATATTTTGTGAAGAATCACCTGTTGATTCACTCTCACTACTAATACCTGTACCTGTGGATTGTGATGAATCTGTGACCG